CGGTATGTCCACACTGACCTCAGCGATCTGACCTCGGCAGTCCAGAACCTATGAGCGATCTCTCCAAGTCCACTCGAGCACGGGAAAAGCGGTCACGGGCCCTCGGCCTGTCCCGCTACCACGCCAACCAAGCGGCTGCCTATGGACTCAAGGGAGCATCGGGCACGTCCCTGCCCACGTACTTCGGCCCTGAGCGGCTGCTCATGGCTGAGGCCACGCGGCGAATGGAAGTGCGCCTCAAGGAACTGATCGAGGAGTACAAGGACGGCAAGGCAGGCAAATACTGCGGGGCCGTCCGCTACCTGTCTGAGCTGGTTCCCGCGGTGTGCTGCGTGATCACGGCCAAGCACGTGCTGGACAACCTGGCCCGTGACGGGGACTGGCAGCGGACTGTCGGTGCTGTCGGCAACGCCCTCCACCACGAGCACTGCCTGCGTGCGATGAAGAAGCTGAGCCGGGGCCACTGGGACCAGTACGACAAGACCGTCCTACGTCGTCGTACTCGCTCGCGCATTCCAGTGATCGAAAAGACCCTGGCCAAGGCGGCAACCCACGCTGGCGTGTCCCTGTGGTCACACCGTGGACGAGCTGAGGTCGGGGCCTTCATGGTCCAGATCATGATGGAGGTCGGCGGGTGCATCACCTTCGAGGTCAAGCCTGACCACCTGGTCAAAGCGAAGGGCTTTAAGAACCGTCGGAAGAAGATCATCCCGCTGCCCGAAACGGTCGATTGGTTGAAGAAGGCGCATGAGAACGTGGCCGCCATGGCACCGTTCTGGCTGCCAATTCCCCAGCCCCCCAAGGACTGGGCCAGCCCGTGGGATGGGGGCTACTGGACCGACGAGCTGCCCCGCCTGTGCCTGTTCAAGGACTACGACGAGGACACGGGGAACACGAAGGACTCCTGCCCTGAGGTGTACTCGGCAATCAGCCACCTCCAGCGGGTACCCTACCTGGTCAACCGCCCCGTGTACGACATTGCGCTGGTCCTGTGGGAGCGCGACCTTGACGCCCCGGCCATGCCCAAGCGGACGGACTTCGACATTCCCCCTCGGCCCAAGGACCGGGAGAGCGAGGAGTACAAGGTCTGGGCCCGCACCTGCGCTCAGACCCTGAGCCGTGAGGAGGAGTGTCGTGCTCAGCGCATCCTGATCTCCCGCACCTTCACTGTGTGCAAGGAGGTGGGCATCGACCCGTTCTTCTACCCTCATCAGGTCGACTTCCGTGGACGGGCCTACCCCGTCGTGAGCTTCCTCCAGCCCCAGGGGCCCGACTTCGCCCGCGGTCTCCTGATGTTCCGTGACGGCGAAGTCCTCACTGCGACGGGTGTCCGCTGGCTGCGTCGCCACCTGGCCAACACCTGGGGCTTCGACAAGGCCACCTGGGCCGAGCGCGAGAAGTGGTCCGTGGACAATGAGGAGCTGATCCTTGCCACGGCCGCCAATGCGGTCGAGCACCACAAGTGGATGGAGGCGAGCAAGCCCTGGCAGTTCCTGGCAGCGTGCTTGGAGTACGTGGCCTGGAAGGCCAACCCTACGACCTTCCTGTCGCGCCTCCCTGTGAACATCGACGGCTCGAACAATGGGCTGCAGCTCTTCTCCCTCATGCTCAGGGACCCCTTGGGAGCGGGTGCTACCAACTGTGGAACTGGGAACCCCCAGGACATCTACACCCTGGTTGGCAAGGACACTTGGCAGCGTCTGCTGGACGACTACGAGAACCCCATGGCCAAGGCCTGGCTGGAGTTCTTCGGCACTGCCATCCCCCGTGACTACACCAAGCGCGTCGTGATGGTCCTGCCCTACGGGGCGACCTACCGCGGCTGCCTGGAGTACGTGCGGTCAGCCTACATGGACAGCATCAGTGGTCGGAAGAAGCAGCCGATTGCCAGCCCTGGGATGGTGTTCAGGTACTTGACCTACCTGACGGACAAGATGTTCGAGGCCGTGGACTCCCGCTTGGTGGGTGCCCGCAAGGCCATGTCGTGGATCCAGACTGTGGCCGACGCCTACAACGCTGAGGGTATGTCCTTTGGCTGGACGGCCCCCAGTGGGATGCGCATCGAGCACGCCTACAAGGACATGAGGTCGGCCTTCGTGCGAACCCACGTGGGCCAGAAGTTCTTGATCTTCCGAACCAAGGTCCCGACGGACAAGCTGTCCAGGCGCCGTCAGAAGTCGGCTGCCAGCCCCAACTTTGTCCACTCGGTGGACGCTTCGATCATGATGCGGACGATGAACCTGCTGGCCGCGGAGGGCATTTACCAAGTGACTGCCGTCCACGACAGCTTTGGTACACTCGCAAACAACGTAGACAAGCTCGGTGCTGCTGTGCGTCGAGCTGCGATGGAGATCTTCCAGGGCAACCTGTTGGACGACCTGTATCAGGAAGCACAGCACCTACTCAAAGATCCGTCGAAGCTGCCCCCGCCGCCTGAGCAGGGAACCTTCGACATCAACACACTCCAACAAAGCGAATACTTCTTCTCATGAAGTCCACCAAGAAGACCAATCTGGTTACCCCTGTCTGTGTCGCCCTTTGGCCCAAGCTGACCATCCCAACCACCAAGTTCGCCAAGCCGGGAACCAAGGGCAGCTACGAGGTCCAGATCGTTCTGGATCCCAGCAATGAGAAGCACGCTCCGTTCATCGACCGCGTCAATGAGCTGTACGAGGAGGCGATTGCCGAGATGGCGATGCTCGAGAAGAAGCCCAAGATCAAGCGGTGCGATCCCCCGATCCGTCCGCTGACCGACAAGGAAGGTAACGAGACGGGCCTGTTCGCTCTCCGTGCGAAGGCCACGGCTGGCGGCACCCGTGACGACGGCACCGACTGGTCGTTTAAGCCCCGCGGGTTCACCCCGAAGGGCGAGCCCTACACTGGGCAGGTCAACCACAACGCCAAGCTGGCCCTGGCCATCACTGCCCGCCCGTTCTATGTGGCGTCGGTTGGTGCTGGTCTCACGCTGGCCCTGGACGCTTACCAGGTGTACGAGGCTGGCGTTGGTGGCCGCGAGACCGCTACCGAGTTCGGCTTCGAGGTCGACCCTGAAGCTGAGGCTGAAGGCGAGCAGGGCGAGGAACGCCCGTTCTGATGGACTCAAGGGAAAAGGGCAAGCGTGGAGAGCGGGAGGCGAGGGACCATGTGCGCGAACACTGGTCATCACCCAACTGCATCCGCGCTGCCCAATCCAATGGCAAGCACTCCGCTGACCTCTTAGAGGCTGGGAAAGATCTTCACGTAGAGGTCAAGCGGATTGCTTCCATCGGGGCCATGGCGTTCTTGGCTCAGGCCGAGAGGGACCGAAAGCTGGGGGAAATACCAGTCGTCCTCATGAAGCACAACAACGGCTTCCAGGGACAGGGCCGTAAGATGTCTGGCTGGGTGGTAGCCTTTCCCATCGAAGACACTTCCAAGTTCATCGAGTCGATCTTAGCCAACAAGAACTCCATCAATGAAATCAGGTCGAACCTCGGACTCATTCCCGACGACTGATCGAGCGTTTCTATACCACGCGCCCTGTCCGGCGTGCGGTTCATCTGATGCGGTTGCTGTCTACACGGATGGCAGCCGCTTCTGTTTCAAGTGCAAAGCAAGAGGAAGGGGAGCCGTGGAAGCAGTCAAGGTCGCTAAGCCCAAGGCGTGGACGCCAGTCGAGATCACCGAGTTTGGCTGCACAGCCAGAGGGATCACGCAAGACACAGGTCGAAAGTTTGGGTATGGTTACGGGACCGATTCGGCAGGAACCAAAGTCCATGTTGCCAACTACTACGACGACCAGGGGCAGCTCTGCGGTCAGAAGCTGCGCTACCCCAACAAGGAATTCAAAGTGCTCGGGACCGTCAGCAAGCGGTTCTTCGGAGGCAACCTCTGGCCCGCGACTGGTCGGAAGATTTGCATCACGGAAGGGGAGCTGGACGCGCTCTCCCTCAGTCAAGTCCAACAGAACAAGTGGCCCGTCGTGTCCATCCCGAATGGGGCGGACAGTGCTGTCGCCACGCTCAAGGCCAACCTGTCGATGCTCGAGGGGTACGACCAAGTCGTGCTCATGTTCGACAACGACGAGCCCGGCAAAGCTGCTGCGGTCAAGGCTGCCGAGGTCCTGACTCCAGGCAAGGCTTGCATCGCTGTCCTCCCTGAGAAGGACGCCAACGATATGCTCTTGAAGGGCAAGAGCGTCCAACTGGTGGAGGCCATGTGGTCGGCCAAGGTCTACCGCCCTGACGGGGTGGTGTCTGGCGAGGCCGTGTGGGAGAAGGTGGCCGTCGAGGACAAGCGCCTGTCGGTCGCCTATCCCTGGGAAGGGTTGACCCGCCTGACCCACGGGATGCGCATGGGTGAGCTGGTGACATTCACCGCGGGAACTGGGGTGGGCAAGTCACTCATTTGCCGCACGCTCGCTCACGACCTGCTCAGGCGTGGGTACAAGGTCGGCTACATCGCTCTTGAGGAGTCAGTCCGACGATCCGTGCTGGGCATCCTGAGCATCGAGATGCAGCGGCCCCTGCACCTGACTGACTTCAAGCCTGAGGAGCTGCGGCCAGCGTTCGACAAGCTGATGGGCGAGGAACGCTTCTTCGCCTACGACCACTTCGGTTCTGTGGACAGCACCAATCTCCTCAACCGCATCCGCTACCTGCAAAAGGCCTGTGGCTGTCAATGGATCGTGCTGGATCACCTGAGCATCGTGGTCTCTGGACTGGACCCAGGCGAGGACGAGCGTCGTAGCATCGACCGCACAATGACGTTGCTCAGGTCAATGGTCGAGGAGACAGGCATGGGCCTGTTCGTCGTGTCCCACCTTCGTCGTGTTGGGGAGGGGCCTGCCCATGAGAACGGCAGTGAGGTCTCCCTGTCTCACCTACGTGGATCCCAGTCGATTGCCCAGTTGTCGGACATGGTGATCGCCCTGGAGCGAAACCAGCAGTCTGACGATGAACGCAACTTCACCACTGTCCGCGTTCTCAAGAATCGGTACAGTGGAGACACGGGGATTGCGTGTACTCTCAAGTACGACCCAGTCACTGGCACCGTTGCCGAGTGCCATCACGTGGCCAAACCGAAGAAGCAGAAGGACAAGAGGGCGACAGCTAAGGACCATGGATTCACACATCAATCTTTCTAAGTGCGTAGTGTTGGACCTGGAAACGGACAACCTCCTGGAGGCTGTCACCAAGGTCCACTGCGCCGTGATCCGCTCTTCAAGTGAGGAGCCTCTGGCCTTCCTGCCGGGGGACACGTCCTTCTTGGACCTGCTCAGGTCCTACGAAGCGATGGGCATCACCCTGGTGGGGCACAACCTGGTGAACTACGACCTGGCTGTCCTGGAGAAACTGTTTGGGTACGTCCACAAGGGGCCAGTCCTGGACACGCTGGTGATGTCCCGCCTGGTCTACCCAGACATCAAGCCCAGGGACTTCGGCCTGCAGAAGAAGGGACGCATCCCCGCGCCGATGATGGGCAAGCACAGCTTGGAGGCCTGGGGCTACCGCCTGGGATTCCACAAGGGCAGCTTCGCCAAGACCACTGACTGGAAAGAGTTCAGCCAGGAGATGCTGGACTACTGTGTCCGCGACACGGAGGTCACCTTCCGGCTGCTCAGGCACCTGGCAGAGACGGGGCCCAGCAAGAAGGCAGTCGAGATCGAGCACGCTTTTGCTCGGAACATCGACTTGTGTACGCGGCGAGGAGTTAGGTTTGATGTCCCCGAGGGCCTAGCTTTGGCGAAGGAGCTGTCAATCGAGCGAGCCAAGCTCGAGGCTGAGCTGATGGCGCTGATCCCCCCGTTCGTGGACAGCTACGTCACTCCGGCGAAGAAGCTCCAGCGAACCAAGACCACCCCATTCAACCCTGGGTCCCGTGCCCACGCCGCCCGAGCCCTGGGCATCAAGTATGGGTGGAAGCCCACTGAGTTCACCGACACTGGTGAGCCGAAGGTCGACGAAGAAGTGCTGGCTGGGTTGGAGTGGCCCGAGGCCAAGCTGATCCTCAACTACCTGACCATCCAGAAGCAGTTGGGTCAGCTCTCTGAGGGGGCCAAGAACTGGCTGCAGGCGGTCAAGGACGACGGCCACATCCACGCCTTCATCAACCACTGTGGAGCTGTGACAGCCCGCTGTACGCACTCTGGGCCCAACCTGGCTCAGGTGCCCAAGGGTCCCCGCTTCCGCAAGCTGTTCCGTCCCACAGAGGGGCTGGTCATGGTTGGCTGCGATGCCAGCGGTCTGGAGCTGCGATGCTTTGGGCACTACCTGGCGAAGTACGACGCCGGGGCCTATGCGACGGTGGTGATCTCTGGGGACATCCACACTGCCAATCAACAGGCCGCGGGTCTGCCCACTCGAGACAATGCCAAGACGTTCATCTACGGCCTGCTCTACGGTGCAGGTGACGCCAAGCTGGGGGCCATCACTGGGAAGGGCCGTGCGGCTGGAGCTGAGCTGCGAGACAGGTTCATGTCCGCCATCCCGGCCTACGCCCAGCTCATCAGCGACATTGGGGAGGCCGCCCAGCGGCGCAACGGCATCCTCTACGGCATCGACGGACGGCGTCTGGAGATCCGTCACAAGCACGCTGCGCTGAACACGCTACTGCAATCGGCCGGGGCCATCGCCATGAAGGTGGCGACGAACCTGGCTTGTGAACGGCTGGCAGGCAAGGCCCACTTGATCCTCCACGTCCACGATGAGATGCAGTTCGAGTGTCGCCCCGAGCACGCCCAAGAGGTTGGCAAGGTGGCGGCAGGGTCTATCGCTGAGGCAGGGCAGATCCTGGGTTTCCAGTGTCCTCTGGCTGGCGAGTTCCGAGTGGGTAACAACTGGGCTGAGACACACTGATGAGGCACAACGTAGCGTACTGGGCAGGACTGTTCGACGGTGAGGGTTGCGTGTGGTGGGGGAATACACCGCGGGTCTCGATAACGAACACCTACTTACCAATCTTGCGGGTCTTGAAAGAGGACTACGGTGGGGCTCTCCGTCTTAACTCGAATAAGGGTCGACGGTGCTATGTATGGACGGCCAGCGGGGACGAGGCCATGAGGTTCCTCAACTTCATCAAGCCTCATCTTGTAATCAAACGCGCACAGGTAGACCTAGTTGAGAAGATGCGCTATTGTGAGAAAGCAGAGCGCCCCATGTACGACGGTGTACTGCGGGGCCTCAAGAAAGTCACCTATGAGCAGTAAGCCCCATCTCCTGATCGACGGCGACCTGATCGTCTACCGCTTCTCTGCGGCCCAAGCCAAAGAGATCCAATGGGCCGACGGCCTGGTCACTGTCCACGCGGACACCGCTCTTGCTCGCAGCGACATCCAGTCGGAGGTCTGCCGCCTGCTCAAGAAGTTTCGGACGGATCGGTTCACGTTCTGCCTGTCCGATGCGGTCAACTTCCGCAAGGGGCTGCATCCGTCGTACAAGTCGGCCCGTGGAGCCAAGCCTGTTGGATTCAAACCGATCAAGGAGTGGGCCCATGAGCACTTCAACGCTGTTGTCTACCTCGGCCTCGAGGCCGACGACACGCTGGGCCTCCTGTCCGCGGACATGGACAACGCGATCATCGTGAGCTGGGACAAGGATATGTGCCAGATCCCTGGACGGCACTACGATCCCCGGCAGAACAAGACCTTCTCCGTCACTCCCGAGCAGGGGTGGGAATGGTTCCTGACCCAGGTCCTGACTGGTGACCGTGTAGACG